TCGAGATTTTGCAAGCTATGATCATTCATCTTCTAACCCAAAATTGTCACCTCAATCATCTCAAACATTTGGCTCTTCAATATCACGCGAAAAATTTATAGTATCTAATTCATATCGCGGCACTATACCGTTTGTGACAGAAAGAGATACTGATTCACAAAACGTGTTTCGGCGCAGACAAGAGTTTTTGGCTGCGGAAACTGCATCAAAAGCTGAGCTTATGTCGCACGTAACAAAAATACTTGTGCATGGTGATAGTAACTTATCTGTTGGTGATACGATTGAAATTAGAATACCGCAGTCAGGTGAAAGCTCACTTAGGCGCAGACAAACAGATGGATTTTCGGGTGGTAAATATCTCATAGTTGCTTTGGCTCATAGAGTAGGTCCGCGAGGGTTGCGTTATGGTACTGCGCTAGAATGTGTCAAGGATTCTTATTCTCAGCCAGTCGATGGGAGATAGTATATGCCGGTACGTGATGATGAATGGCTAGGCACAAATGGCTTTACTTGGTTTATGGGTATTGTCGAAGATCGCAATGACCCGCTAAGAGTTGGTCGTGTTCGCGTTAGATGCTTTGGTTGGCACACACCCAACAAAACTGAATTACCAAAAGAATCATTACCTTGGGCACAAGTCATGGTCCCGACTTCTTCAGCATCTACAAGCGGCATTGGTAGCTCACCAACAGGTCTTGTTGAAGGTTCGTGGGTAGTCGGTTTCTTTCTAGACGGTAATAAAGCACAAAGCCCAATGGTCATGGGGTCGTTTCATGGTGTTTCTGGTGATGGTCCTTCTTCTACTGAGGGGTTCAATGACCCATACGGTACATACCCACTAGCACAAGGTATACCTGATACATCTGCACTGGCTGCAGGTGGGCAAGAATACATGGGTAATGTCAATACGATTGATCGTATGGCAACTCGTCTAACAAGCGTACCTGAAGCAGCAATACGGGCAACATCATCTGTTTCATATGATGAGTCAGCTGCGACATATGAGACGCCAACTTGGAGTCAACCCGAATTACACGCAACGACAACTCCACCACTATACCCATTCAATCACGTTCGCACTACTGAATCTGGGCATATCTTTGAAGTTGACGACACTAACGGTGCTCGACGCATACACGAATATCATGCATCAGGTACCAACAGAGAAATAATGGATGATGGTACTAGGGTAACAAGAATAGTTGGTGACGATTATGAGATTGTCGTAAAAGATAAGAAGGTAATGATATTTGGTGAATGTAGTGTCACTATTCAAGGTGACGCGCGCGTGCGAGTCGATGGTAATATGATTCAGGAAGTAATGGGTAATTATCACTTGCATGTTGTTGGTAATATGACATCTAAGATAGAAGGCAATCAAGAAACTGAAGTTATTGGTTCATCTGTAACTCAAATTAACACTAACGATTCAAAGACTGTTGGTGGCAACAGAGTTAGAGGTGTTGGTGGTACAGTATCAGAAAATTATGCATCTACGCACGATTATACCGCAGGTGGTAATGTAACAAATATCATTAGCGGCACTGTCTTGACTGCATCTATTGGTAAGATGACACAAGTGTCTGCGGGTGATATTGATATTGGTTCTGGTGGCGATGCGTCTATTGCAGGTAAATCCTCTTTGACAGCTGGGTCACCTGGCCCAACTACAATTAAAGGCTCAAGGATTGATCTTAACCCATGACAATACCATCATCACCTCAAGAAATCCAAAATGCATTAGTATCTAACCCTTCAATAATAAATTCTGCTCAGCAAGCTATCACATCTGGTTGTGGTGTTGGCTCTGCTCTATCTGAGGTTAGATCAGCAATAAACACCGCAACTACTGCTATCAATAATGCAGTACAAACCGCAACCGATATCGTTGCGTTTGTTCAAAATCTTCCAGCTTTGATGACTGCACAGGTGACGGCCGTTGTATCATCTGCCATATCAAATGTTTTAGGTCCAGTGCGCAGTTTAGCCAATCAAGTTGAACAGGAAATTGCGTCACTTGTTCGATTAATAAATGACCCTGTTGGGTTTTTGTCACAATATCTTAGAATACAGTTATTGTTCCCAAACATTGACTTGAATGGGCTATTGAACAATCTATTATCTGGCGTAAGCATATGTCAAGCGTCTGCGACAGCTGCCGAACAGCCAGCAAATCACCCACCGTCAAATCAACCAGCTGAAGCTGCACCACCACCAGAACCCATCCCCGCTGCACCTGAAGTTGAATCATCACCTAATACGTCAACCGCTGCGCAGTCTGCAATAACTAGAGAACAATTACCCGCACCAGCTGGCGTAGCTGATGCTACACCCACACAAGTTGAAACAACTTTAGCTAATCTTCGTCGTCAACAGGTAGAACAACTGACAGTCGAAAGATATAGACTGTCATTGCAGAGAAATTTTGAAAGCTCACCTGAAGCTAGAGAATCATTAACTCAGCAGATGGGTGATATACAAAATAGAATTAGTGATTTGCTCTCCGGTCGATAATTCATTTACAATCTTGATAAATATGCCAGAAACGGAGAGCTTACATGGCCGGTGCTATAAAAACCCCAGTATATAAAGATTTCGATCTTAATATGAAGATGCATCCGGTTACTGGTAAGCTTATTATGCGTAAGAATTCTGACGCCGTGAAGCAAGCTGTTAAGTCTCTTATTCTTACTGACAGAGGCGAAAGACCCTTTAGACCACTATTTGGGTCTGACATAAAATATCGTCTTTTCGATTTGATGGACCCCGCAATCGAAATGAATATAAAATCTGATGTTGATTATGCCATCAAATCATACGAAGAAAGAGCAACATTACTTGGCGTTGGTGTTGATGCAGAACCCGACAGCAACAATTTAAAAGTAAATATTTCTTTTTCAGTTAGAAATTCAGAGGCACCAGCTACCGTCTCGTTGACATTGGAGGCCATACGCTAATGGTAGCAAATAGTGCAATCACAGTAACTGGGCTAGACTTTGATACCATCAGACTAAATCTGAGAAACTTTATCGCGGGTAAGCCAGATTTTGCAGATTTCGATTTTGAAGATTCGGCTATCGGTACACTCATCGATCTTCTAGCGTATAACACGTATTACAATGCATTCTATGCAAACATGGCAGCAAATGAAGCATTTCTTGATACCGCACAGATTTACGACAACGTTGTATCGCGCGCGAAGCTGCTTGGGTATCTACCAACTTCAACACGCGGACCAACAGCTAATGTGCGTGTATCATTTACCACGCCCGCAAATTCAACGTTTCGCACGATTAACATTGCTAAAAATACACAATTTAGAGCAACGGTTAATGGTGTATCATACACATTTGTTACGCCACAGTCATACCCAATAACTGCAAATTCTTCAAATAGATTTAACGGTTTCATACAGATAACAGAAGGTGTGCCGCTAACGCATAGATTCTTGTTTTCTGCTGCCAATACCGCATTTGTATTACCTAACGCAAATACAGATACATCAAGCATAACTGTCTCTGTCACAACTTCGGGTAATACACTAACATACACGCAGGCATCCGATTTAAGAACTGTCAATTCAACATCAAGAGTTTTCTTCATAGAACCTGATCGTAACAAGCTATACAAAATTAGCTTTGGTGACAATGTTCTTGGTAAGAAGCCCGCATTTAACAGCACAGTTGCAGTGTCGTACCGAGTTACAAATGGTACAAGAGCAAACGGTGCAAATAACTTTACAGCCGTAAGCACAGTTGGTGGGCAGAGTAGCTTTACCCTCACAACTGTTGAGCGTGCAACAGGTGGTGCGGAGATTGAATCAATAGAATCTATTAGATTTAATGCACCGAGACTTTATGAAACTCAAAATCGTGCGGTGACCAGAGAAGATTATAAGAGAATTATTCTGCGCGATAACCCTGATCTGTCGGCTGTCAATGTTTGGGGTGGTGAAGAAAATGATCCACCGATATTTGGTAAAGTCTACGCTTGCGTGAAGCCTAAGGTTGGGACTCTCGTATCAACAAATCGAAAAGAGCGTATTAAATTAAGCATTAAGCCATATAATGTGCAATCTATTGATCTAGAAATTGTTGACCCAACATATCTCTATGTTGTACCAACATTGATTGTCAGATATGACCCGCTCTTAACCACATTGCAACCATCTGAAATTGCTGTTCGCGTTGCTAATAAAGTCATAGCATATGAATCAACAAATCTGAATCGATTTGAAGGTAAGTTTAGATATTCTAGATTTTTGGATTCAATCGATTCGGCTGAAGATTCGATAGTATCAAGCACGGCTAAAATTGAAGCTCAAAAGAAATTCTTGCCGTCAACTACGCAATCAAACACATATCGCATATCATTTAATCGAATGATATATCACCCGAGCGATGGGTATTTAACAGCAACGTCATCAACATCATTTACCATAAATGGGTTTACTGCTTTCTTAGATGATGACGGTAATGGTAATGTTCGTGCCTACTACGTGTCACAGGGCACAAGAACTTACATCAAGAATGTAGGCACAATAGATTATATGACTGGTTTGATAACACTAAACGCATTTCAACCTACATCAGTACCAACTGGTGAAATTGATGTTCGTGTTGAGCTTGATGATTATAACGTCACACCGATTCGCAATCAAATATTACTAATAGCTGGTGCAAAAATAACACTTATAAATGATAACACTGGGTCTATTGATGCTCGCCTTGATAGTGTTAGCACAGTTGGTAATAGTGCGACTCTGGGCGCAACTTCAATATCACAGCTGACGACATTCTAACATGGCAATATCAGGCGCCGAAGAAACCTTCGTAAAATTATCTCCGCTCATTGAGTCGCAGTTTCCTGCGTTCATACGCGAAGAAGGACCCAGATTTGTTTCGTTCTTAAAAGCGTATTACGAATTTATGGAGCAGTCTGGGCAGGCGGGTAATGCGACTCGCAGCTTGATTGACTATCAAGATATAGACCGAACACTAGATTCATTTGTTGAATATTTTCGTCGAGAGTTTATGATAAACATCCCCAAGGATGTTTTGGCTGACAAAAGATTACTAGTCAAGCATATCAGAGATTTCTATAGAACTAGAGGGTCAAAATTTTCATATGATTTTCTGTTCTATGCACTATTCAATAAGCAGATAGAACTTGTTTACCCAGGCGATTACATTCTAAGAGCGTCTGATGGTAGATGGGTGAGAGAAACAATTCTTAGAGTTGGTAACCCATATTCAACATTACCGACAAATCTTGATGGTAGAAATATTGTCGGCTCTGTTTCAGGTGCTACGGCCAGAGTACAAAAGGTTACTCGCGTAGTTGTTCTTGGTCACCCATTATTTGAACTACTTGTTGAAAATGTTGTCGGTACATTTGTTGATGGTGAAACAGTATCGGATGATTTAGGCAACAATGCAACAATTACTTCAGCATTTGGTAGCTTGATTGGTATTGAAGAAGTTGTCGACCCGGGGGCATTCCATCAATCTGGTGATGCTGTTGTAATAACATCATCCGGTGCTACTGCGTCGGCAAGAGTATCATCAACAAATGATCGAGGGCCTGTATCATTTCGTATCAATAGAGGTGGTAGCGGTTATCGTTTAGGGCAAACCGTAATATCAGTAAATGGTGGGTCTGGAACGGGTGCGGCTGCAATAGTATCTTCCCTATCTAATACCACATTTGTTAGCTTAAACACAGATCAAATTGGTCCGCTATCAAACGTACTTCTTAATACGGGCCCTACTTTTGTGTCTCTTGGTACTAATACGGCTGCTGTGTTTGCAAACTTAGCAGTTGCCAATATATCATCAACGTTAGCATCATCTTTGCACTTTTCAAACTCCGTTGCTGGTACAATTAATGCTATTTCTGTCACTAGTGTTGGTAGTGGTTATGTTCCTGAACTCCCAACCGTAGTGGCGCGCGATCAAATTGTATTTGAGCAAGGACTTGCTGGTGAGGCTGGTAGACTTAAGGGTGATGATGCTGTTATCATCGCAATACGTGCACCTGGTGCAATTACAGGCCTAGAGATAGTATCATCTGATGCATCATTTGATAAATTTGCTGATGCTATTGTAGTCAATTCTCGCGGCACTGGGCCAACAATAGATCAAAATACTGACTTGGGTGGTAATCAACGATTTACCATTAGAAATACAACATATAATGCTGATATTAAACCTATTATTGCGGGCGTTATAACTCAGCCAGGACGTTATATTGATACCAAAGGATTCCTTAGCTGGAATATGAGACTACAAGATAATGATTTCTATCAAGAATATTCATATCTGATTAAGGTTACTGAAATTGTAGATCGATATAGAGATGTTGTCAAGAGAGTGTTGCACCCATCAGGCTCCAAGATGTTTGGTAGCTATCAATTTGTATCTAATACAAATCTATCACACAATCATAATATTCTTTATAATCAAGAAGCAATTTTACCAATTACATTAAGTGTTGATAAAGCAACGCTAAGATCAGCAAACGTGTTTATTTCGCAAGATTCTCAACCTACAGGTCTGACATTTAGTCCATCGGGTAGACGAATGTATATTATGGGTTTAAATAATGACAGAGTATATCAATATAAATTATCAACGTCATTTGACGTATCAACAGCAACTTATATGAATAAAAGTATATCGATTGCAAATACGTCAAATGCTGGCCCCGGTGATAAAGACCCCCGCGAGGTTCAGTTTCACCCTGAAGGTCATACAATGTATATTGTTGGTATTGATAGAGATACCGTTTATCAGTATTCACTTTCTACGGCATGGGATGTTTCTACAGCAACATATGCATCTAAGAGCAAAGACGTATCTGCCCAAGACACCAACCCGCAATCACTAGCCTTTAGTGATGATGGCACCAAGATGTATATTCTTGGTTCTACAAATGATAGAATATTTCAATATACACTATCATCACCCTGGGATGTTTCTACAGCAACATATGCGTCTAAATTCTTATCGGTAGCATCACAAGAAAACAGCCCACTTGCAATGGCATTTAGTAGTGATGGTAAGAAAGTGCTTGTTGCTGGTAGCACTAATGACACGGTTTATCAATATACACTATCAACAGCTTGGGATATTTCTACAGCAACATATGATAATAAGAGTTTAAGTATTGGTGCTCAAGAATCTGCACCACACGGTATTGCACTAAGCACAGATCAAAAGAAAATGTTTATTGTGGGTACAGCATCCGATATAGTTTATACTTACCAAAGGTCAACTTAGACTTGATAAATAATGCGACTAGGAAAAGGTTCAGATGACAAATAGAATCACCCCATTCTTTCGTTTAAACACGGCCGATCAGCTGAAGGAATCATTTGATGAACCTTCGCCGACTCGGCTTTACATGTTTATGGGTGGGGTAACACCTTTTGCTAATGACTCATCACCACCCGCAGTAACAAATAATCAATTTACTACAGAATTTAACATATATCGAGATATGGTTGCGCTAAAACGAATCAATTCAGCCGATATTATTTCAATTGCACCTCGATATAATTGGACAAACAATACTGTATATACTGAATATAACGATAGAACTGCAAATTTATATGATAGACAATTTTACGTGCTTACGTCAGAAAATAATGTCTATAAGTGCATAGACAATAATAGAGGTGCAGTATCAACAGAAGAACCCTCTGGTATTAGCACGTCAGTTGTTAGCACAGCCGATGGATATCGTTGGAAATTCTTATTTGCTATTACTACGGCCGACGCGCAGAAATTTTTAAATAGCACTTATATTCCAGTTAGACAGCTAACAGCTAACAACGGAAGCGCACAGTGGTCTGTGCAGCAGGCCGCAGCTAATGGGACAATAGATCATGTTTTAGTTACTGCTAACGGTAGTGGTTATATAAGCACTTCAAATACATTCTTGTCTGTAACAAATTCTACAACAGTAAGATTGGCAACTAATGCATTGCAGATTGATGGTGCATATACTGGGTCAACATTGTATATTTCAGCCGGTCTTGGTGTTGGTCAGCTTCGTCGCATAGTAAAATACGTTGGTACTGGTAGAGTAGTTACCGTCAACAGTGCATTTACTATTACACCAAATACATCATCAATATATTCTGTTGCACCCTCAGTTATAATTAGAGGTGATAGTGGTGCAACAGCATCCATACGCGCGACCGCACATGTTTCTAACACATTGGGTGGGCAAGTTCGCAAAATCACCATGATAACTAACGGTCGTAGTTATGGCGAAGCAAATGTGGCCATCATAGCAAATTCATCATATGGGTCAGGTGCTATCGCACAAGCTATCATATCACCGAGAGGTGGTCATGGTAGTAATGCGCGTAATGAATTATATGCTAAAGATTTAATGCTGTCTGTATCTGTAACTGGCGGCGAGTCAAATACATTCCCAACCAATAATGATTTTAGAACCATTGGTATAATTAGAGACCCTAAGCTTAGAAGTGGCCCTGTAGCCAATGCATCGGTAATTGATCAATGTCATCGTATAGTGCTACAAAATGTGTCAGGCGACTACACCGCCGATGAAATTGTAACTGGTGGTACTAGTGGCGCTAAAGCCAGAGTTGTATATTTTGCGAATACTAATTCAGCACGCACAAAGGGTGTTCTTCGTGTTGTTCGTTTGACAACCAATGGTATTGGTGGTGGGTTTGCACAAACAGAATCATTGACATCTTCGTCATCCGGGGTAACCGCTACTATTATCAATGCGATAAAGCCGGCAGTTAGAGAAAATACTGGGGATGTCTTATACATAGAAAGCAATCAGCCAATTGTCAGAAAACCAGATCAACTTGAAGAATTTCGTTTTGTCGTGACGTTTTAAGGGATAAGAAAACAGATGGCGTCTATTGCTAACACCGTCACGATTTCTACGGATCTAAATGTTGACCCGTATTATGATGATTTTAATGAGTCAAAGAATTTTCATCGCATTCTGTTTCGCCCTGGGCTTGCCGTTCAAGCGCGCGAGCTTACACAGATTCAGTCAATTCTACAAAATCAGATTGATCGTTTTGCCGAGCATATTTTTAAAGAAGGTAGTATCGTAAGAGGCTGCCAAACCCTTCTAGACAAAGATGTAGTTTATATGAAGTTGCGCGATGCAGCTTCAAATGGTACTACTTCAGTAAATGTCTATGCATTTTTGAATAGAACCGTAACTGGTGCAACATCTGGTGTGTCAGCTAGCGTCATTAAAGTAAATGATGGATCAGAAGCAAATACACCAAATTTTAAAACTTTATTTGTCAAATTTACTGGTGGTAATAGCAATCGCCGTTCATTTGCTAACGGCGAAGTTATTACCGCAACCGGTGGTGGTGGCCTAACAGCCAATCTAATTTCATCTGGTGCCACAGGCTATTCGGCCCTAATGAAAATTAATGAAGGCGTAATTTATGCTAAGGATCATTTCATTCGAACCGATCCCGATCTTCTTGTTATATCAAAATATAGCTCAAATGGGTCGGCACGTATTGGTTACAATGTAATCGAGACTATTGTTAAAGAAGCCGATGATTCAACTCTACTTGATCCTGCATCAGGTGCTTATAACTTTGCCGCACCAGGGGCGGCGCGCCTTAAGCTAACGGCGCAATTTACTCGCATTGATACTAATGCAACAGCTAGCAATAATTTTATTGAGCTAATTCAGCTTAAGGGTGGTGAGATTCAATCACGCTCAGATTCTCCGCAATACAATCTTCTTAAGGATTATATTGCTCAAAGAACTTATGATGAATCTGGTAATTATATTGTAAGTGGTCTTTCACCTAGACTTCGTGAGCATCTATTGACTGGTAATAACCAGGGTGTCTTTACTGCGGGAGAGGGTGGAAGCGCATCTAAGTTGGTTGTTGAAGTAAACCCAGGAAAATCATATGTTCAGGGGTTTGATATTGAACTTTTACAAAGTAAGCGCATACCAATTGACAAAGCAACCGATTATAATTCAGTTGAGCAAGCTAGTGCTTTAATTGATTATGGTAATTATGTCATAGCGGACAATGTTGTTGGTTCTTGGGATGTAAATGCTCAGGGTAGAGTCAGCCTTAGATCGCAGCAGGCCAATGCAATTTCAACCAGAAATTATTCTCTCACTTCATTCTCTGGTTCTGAGATTGGTACCGCAAGAGTTCGTGCAATTGAATATCATGCAGGAACGCCGGGTCTCCCTTCAGCACAATATAGGGTATATCTGACAGATATTAATATGAATGCCGGGTTTGGTTTTGCCAATGCTCAGTCAATCATGTTTAGTGCTGGCGCTGGTCAGGCTAACGGTAAAGCCGATATTCTCGGGTCAAACGGTAGAAATGCAAATACAACAGACCCATCATTTGATATTGCCATCTTCCGTCTTCCTGCTAATGCAATTAGACGACTAAGAGATACAACAGGTAACGTTGATAATAATTTTAGATTTGAAAAATCCTTTGATATTACATTTGGTACCGGTGGTACTGCATCTGTATCAACTGGTACAGCTAGCGAGACATTCTCAGGTAGTGGTGCGCTATCAACCGCTATAGGTCGCTCAAATTATTATATTACAGCACGCGGCTCGTCTAATACCGGAGCAATTAGCACGCTAAGACTTAGCACAACAAACGGATCAAATACAATAACCCGTTCTAATAGCGCAATCGATCTAACTACTAGATTTAGTGCAGGCGAACTAATTCGCGTGGCAAACACTGGTGACTTTATTGTTACATCTGTTTCTTCGGCATCTCTAAACACTCTGACTACGGCCGGCGCTACTCGCACCGGAATGCGAGTTCACAAGCTTATTCGTCAAGGTCAGGTATTAGATTTTGGTGGCTCTGGTTCAACTGGATCTGCAAGAACAATTACCGTGTCATCATCGACACAGACAGATTTTAATCTTCAAGAAACTCTTGGATCATCACTAAATGCTACCGTAATTACGGAGCTGAATAAGGTTGATGGGCAAGAGGCCGCAAAGACAGTTAATAGAAATCGTCGCGTACAAGTTAGAATTGGTGCGGGTGGTGGCACATCTTATGTTGCAAACACCACCGGGCCATGGCCACTTGGTCTATCTGACGGTTTCAAACTAGTGTCTGTTCGTAGAAAGTCTGGGTCAAACTTTGCGTCTCTTACCGAAGGTACAGATGTAACAAATAACTTTACCCTTGATACTGGGATGCTTGATGACTTTTATAGTCATGCTCGTCTTGTGCGTAAGTCTGGTAGCGGCATTTCTCTGTCAACAGGTGATCGACTTCTAGTTACTCTTGATCACTTTACTCATAGCTATTCAACTGGTGTTGGATATTTTTCTGTCGATTCTTACCCAGTCGATGATACAAATGCTGCAACCGATACCACAAAAATATTTACATATGAAATTCCTGTCTATACCTCATCACGGACTGGTAATAGATTTGACCTGAGAGATTGTATTGATATTCGTCCTCGTATGACGGATACCGCAAATGGTGTTACATCACTTACCAATATATCAATTAATCCAAGACTTTCAACCACCTTTGATCAGCCGTCAGGTGGTCTGAGATTTATGGCTCCAGGTGAAAACTTTACTGCCGATCTTGATTATTATCTACTCCGAAATGATAGAATTGTTCTTGATCGTGATGGTAATTTTACTGCTGTAAAGGGCGTACCATCACTTAATCCGATTACACCGGATGAGTCGAAAGATACTATGTCAATTGCGACTATAAATCTTTCACCATATCCGTCTCTTGCGGATGAGCAAGCACGCAGAGTTAATAGAGGCGATTTAGCTTCTAGAGTATTTCCTGTAAAAAATCCTCGCTTTACAATGAGAGATATTGGGGTTTTACGCGATAGAATTGAGAATCTTGAATATTATACTACTTTAAATCTACTTGAAATGGATACTAAAAATCTTCTTATTCAAGATTCTTCTGGTAATAATAGATTTAAAAACGGTATCCTTGTAGATCCTTTCTATGGCCATAATGTTGGTGATGTAAAGAATTCGGATTATAAGATTTCAATTGATTCCAATTATGGTGAGGCAAGACCTCCGTTTAAACTTGATAATATTGAACTCTTTTATAATGCAGCAAATTCATCTAATATTGTGCGTACCAATGTTACGTCAGCAGGTGTTGCACGTGATCAGATAGTGTTTATTGCCAACTCAGCATCAGCTTTTGCAAATGGTTCTACAGTAAGTTCTGGTGGAACAACAGCAACACTAAGATTTAAAGTCGGCAATAAGTTGTATGTTGAAAATGCAACAGGTAATTTTGTTACAACATCAACAATTTCTAGCGGCCCTGTTTCATCGACAATTTCAGGTGTGTATCTGCCATCTGCTGGTGAAATTATAACCCTGCCATATAGTCACGAAGTTTTTGTGAGCCAGCCCTATAATTCTACAACAAGAAATGCCGCAGGTCTATTCTGGAAATGGAATGGTAGCGTTACTCTAGATCCACCTTCGGACTACTGGGTGGATACTGTTCAGCTTCCCGATGTTCTTGTTAATATTGATAATTTTGATGATAATTGGGAGCAAAGTGGAGCATGGGGTACAACATGGGGTGATTGGCAAACTGTTGCTCAATCAACTACTGTTGATAGACAATTCCTTGGTGTTGCTCAAGCATTTAGAGTAACGACAACAACAACATCAAGTCAGGTTAGAAGCGGGACACGCACATCACTAGTCCCTGTAACCACTACAACTAGCACAGGTAATAGAGTTGTAAGTTCAAATATCCAGCCTTTTATGAGATCACGTTCGATTAGATTTATAGGCAGAGGTATTAAACCTACATCTAGAATTTATCCATTTTTTGACGGCACACCTGTTTCTCAATATGTAACCCCAACCAATGCTTCATTTGCAAATACTGCAAATGAGGGCGGACGGCTTGTTTCCGTAGCAAATGGTAATGTGTATGGTATATTCCGTCTTCCATCTAATGAAAATATGAGATTTAGAACTGGTAGCCGCATTTTTAGACTAACGGACTCACCCACAAATGATACCACACAAGGTACATTTTTAACATCGGCCGAATCTGTATATACGGCTGAAGGTCTTACGCAAGATGTACAAAATACAATCATAAGCACCAGAACAGGTGAGACTGTTTCCGAATCTGTTTTAGATACTAGAAATACAATTGCTGTCAATCAGACAATTATTGACCCAATTGCTCAATCATTTACCATGGATACTAATGCTATTGGTAAGATATCAGGGTCTGGTGCATTTGTAACAAAGGTTGATCTATTCTTTGCTACCAAAGATACACAAATTGGTTGTGAAATCCATATTCGTGCAATCGATCCTATAACAAATACCATTACTGGTCGCATGATTCCGTTTAGTCGCGTAATTCTACAGCCTGGCGAAATTAATACAAGTGATAATGGTTCTGCACCAACACCTGTATATTTCCCATCGCCTGTATATCTGCAAAATGCACGCGATTACGCTATCGTGATAAAGCCGGTTGGTAGCAATCCAAATTATAATATGCACATTGCTCGTCTTGGTGAGGTTGATAGAATTACTGGTAACAGAATTTCATCGCAGCCGGCCGCTGGTATTCTATCAGCATCATCAAATGATATTGTGTATAGCCCAATTCAGGAAGAGGATCTAAAGTTTACCCTTTATGTGGCAAACTTTAATACCTCAACAACAGGCACAGTAATATTTAAGAATGAGCTAAGAGATTATTATCAGATTGCAAATGTATCAGCCGCATTTATTCGCACGGGTGAAGATATTCACGGCGAGACGATTCTTGTTGGTACATTTGCTAATACTAAGGCAGTAAATACTGGTGTCACCTTCGTTCAAGGTATGACATCTGGTGCAACAGGAACAATCTCTCGCTTTAGCTCTACACAGCTTAGAGTAAGAAATGTATCTCTGAATACTAAATTTGTGGGCGGAGAGCGGATTCGCATTCGCAATACAAATTCAACAACTGGTATAATAGTTGGTAATTCAACTGGTGGTATTACATCTGCGACAACACCAACTGGTAAAGCAATTTACTATGATTCAGTATCCTTTGCAAATACCTATCTGCATCTAGCTAATGTGTCATTTACAAATAGCGGCCCTGCATCGGGCGCAGGTCGGGTATTCTTTGCAAATAACTGGATTAGAGGTCAAACTAATGGTTATATTGCTCGCATAGTTAGACTTGATCGTTTGCAGGCCGATATAATCAATATTTCTTCTGACTTCTTAACTCCAACGAATACGAATATTCGATTCTCAGGTAAATTTGCTACAAGCAATACATCAAGGGATTCAAACTATTTTGACTTGAATGTAAATGCTGATACCGAATTTACCGCACCAAGATATATTCTAAGCCGCAGCATGGAATCAAATACATCAATTAGTGGTGCATCTATGGCTGCGGGTCGTTCCGCTGAAGTTAGAGCACTATTCACTAGCACTAGCAGATATGCGTCACCCGTTCTTGATGTCAAGAGAATTTCAGCCATTACGGTTCAAAATCTCATTAATAATGATACCACAGGTGAAGCCAATACAGCAAGTGGTGGTAATGCTCTAGCAAAATATATTACCCGTAAGATGACTCTTGCAGATGGTCAGGATGCAGAAGATATCCGCGTATATGTTAGCGCATATCGCCCACCTGGGTCTAACATAAACGTATACTATAAGATTCTGCATCGTGAAGATAGCGATACGTTTGATAATGCGCGTTGGATCCCAATGTCATATACGACAGAAACAGGGTTTACATCATCAACTGTATTCTCTAGTACAGATATTGTTGATGACTTTAAAGAATATGTTTTTGTTGTACCAAATTATAGCAATGCGGTATTGTCTGGTGCAAACACAACTAATGCAAATATCATTGAATATCGAAATTCTGCAAGATCGCGGTTTGTTGGTTATAAGTACCTATCGATTAAGGTAGTGCTTACAAACTCTACCACAACAAACCCACCACGTCTTGATGATATTAGAGTGATTGCGCTACAACGATGAAACCTGAATTAGTAAAGATAGAAAATGAGCCTGGGTATGTAAAGGATAAAGCATGCCAGGCCATTATCTCTACTGACAATTCCGGGCTTGAAGCATATCGTGCCAGAAGAAAGCGCGAACAGGATAAATTAGACGAGATAAATAATTTGAAGCAGGATGTCGCTGAGATTAAGGACCTGCTAAGACAGATACTCGGGTCCAAGGGACAGTCATAAATGGCTAAAATTGCAAATGTCGCCCTGACCAATACGTTTGATACCTGGAGGATTAGATCCAACCAGTCGTTTAATCGTTTGAGTCAGTTTGCGATTGATGAATCAAAGTTGTATGCTAATACACTAACAGCAAATGTTAGATTTGTATCGCTAGGTGCAACTAAGCTTGGTGATGCAAATAATGATACCACTATAATCAACGGTGCGCTTACAGCCAACGGTAGGGTCACAATAAGCAGCAATATGACTGTTGGTGGTAATACTACAACCAATAAGCTAACTGTCACTTCATCACTAGCATCATCAGGTAATACGACTTTAGGTGATGCTGCTGCTGATAGATTGACACTAAATGGTAATACCGTAACTATGGGTGCTGCTGTATTGAATATTGACACAGGTCTTCTTTTTCTACAAAGAAATTCAAATCGTGTCGGTGTAAATACGCTACAACCAAATACGGCTTTTCATGTAAACGGTGTTGTGTTAGCTAACAGTGGGTATAAGTACCCAGACGGTGCTCTTACTGTAGCGCCTCTTTATGTTTATGCATCAAATGGCTCTCAGCTGTACCCGTGAGGAATTAGATGGCCAACCCATTAAGAGTTAAATCATCAGGGGCTACATTCCAAGGTCTTCAGACGATGACCACTTCGGAAATGGATTATGCTGTCGATGTTATTCTTAAAGATTTTGCTTCAACTAACAGTGGGTTGGGTACAGTAAATGTTGATGGTGCAACAGGCACATCAATTGGTACCTTTGTTGATACAAATAGACCTTTTTCTGTGGGTGCACACCCGGTCGGCACAACGATTGATTCGGTAACATATACTCTTAAGCAAGATATTACAACAAGCGCAACAGAATCATTAACTAGACCAGTAGAATATTCTTCAACTGGTGTTAGACAGCAAAATGATACACAGTTAAATGATTCTATTATTTCTAGGGCACTAAGCACATTAGTTGCTGGTGGTGTTGGATCATATTCTTTACAACCATCATCACCTGTTGGAACTTGGACATCAATAGGTACAATTACAAATACAACCAGTGCAGGGACAAACACTTCAACTTTATGGCGTAGAACAGACGCAACTGCACCCACTACAATACGCCCACTAAAGTATCAAACAAGCCCGACAAAATCTGTGCAACAGATGACAGATGCAGAAATTCGTTCACTAACCAATCGTATGAGAAATAGAATCATAGCGACTGGTATTGGTACGTATAGACTTCAAGCAACTGCACCAACTCCCGGTACTTGGACCACTGTTGGTGCGGCATTTGATGATACCAGAAATATACGTTCGGATCAAAGTTATTCCGGTACATATACTGGGTTTTATTCTGGTACATATACTGGTAACTTTACGGGAAGTTATGCTGGTACATATTCTACCGCATTTGCTGGTGCGTATACTAGATTTAGATCGCAAGCATTTGCGGGAACTTACGCACTCTTCTTTGCTGGTAGATTTGGCGGCAACTTTACTGGGTTCTATACAGGGTTCTTCACAGGATTCTATACGGGGTTCTATACTGGGAACTTTACAGGGTTTTATTCTGGTACATATTCTAGTGGGTTTACTGGTAGTTATACTGGTAACTACACAGGATTCTATACGGGCGCAACCATTCAGGCCTCGCTAGAGACAGTAACAAATGTCAGTCTTTGGGTAAGGACAGCATAAAATGAGCGAAAGACAAATTTTAGACCCATATTGGTCTTCAAATCTAAAAAATCAAGTAGTATGTAAATTCAAGTATGTTGATGGTGGTATAGTAACCGCATCAGTATCTCAAACCGATGAGGGTAACCCTGATTGGGATGAGATATTTGCAAACTTTACACCTGAGCAAATTGATGAGAATACTGCGGCTAAAGTCAGAGTTCATGAAGAAAATCGACTTAAGCGCGAGATGGACGATCAGAGACGTGTAGATAATATGCGGCGCGAAGCTCTTTTTATGGCAAAGAGCGATGCATTTGAAATTGATCTTGTAAGAAATTCTACAAATACTAAGCTTAAGTCGCGTCTTAGAAAAGCAACTTCAATTATCGAAGTTACAGTTTTAGCATCATTGATTGCTTCAGAATCTTATAGCATTGAAAAGGCTGCGGATGCCCAGGCAAACCAAACAACAGAAGGTTGATACTAGTAGAGGTATCATCTTAATTGCATCTGTGTCGGTTGCCTATTATAAGGCAGCAATCAGATGCGCTGTATCAATTAAAGATCATTACCCCGATGCTAGAATAACTTTATTCACGCATAGTGATTTCATTGACGATAAAGATCGTTTTCTTTTTGAAAACGTAATTACCGGTATACCAGTTCATTACAGAGCCAAGTTATGGGCACTTGATAAAACCCCATATGATATTACTCTGTATCTCGATTGTGATACCGAAATATGGCATGAAGATATTTCTCAGATATTTGATTTTATTGGTAATAATGATATCGCAATAACAAATATCAGAGAGTATGCGGGTAAAGGTACTAAAGTTAATGATACAGAAAATATGATTCATCATTGCGGTATGTTTCTATACCGCAAGACTGAAAAAAATTTAGAATTTATGAGAAAATGGTGGAGCGAATATCAATTACAAACTACAGCTAACCCATGGCCATACCCAGAATACGACCCTAAAATGAAGCCATGGGATCAGTTTACTTTTTGGCGACTATTGAAAGAAGACCCATCAATTAAAGTGACAGTATTACCAGATGATGCAAGATGGAATTTTATCTGGGTATATAAAGAGAGTGAAACCGATAAACCGATAGTGGTTTATCATTATACTATACCTAGGGAGCAGGTTAATGCACACGCTATCAAAGATCAATCCGGATCTTCTATCGATCTTAGATAATTTCATCGATTGGTTTTTTAAGCAAGATTTATCTGTACTAACTATCAATCGCCGAGATGATTTTAAGAAGCAATTAAGCTACATTGAATGCACAGAGCGTCAGTATCTTGAGGACGCTCTACCAACACCGGATCGATTTGGTTTCCCTAGAGACAGTTATGGGATAGACATGAACCCATACCCAACAGAAAAACCTCTACCCAAACATTTTGCTCCAGTTCTTAGAAAACTTGATGATGATCTAATTTCATTTCTTGGCGCAAGAAATAATGCACTAAAGATGTACTACCCATCTCAAGGTTTTATAGGTTGGCATAATAATGGTAATGCTCCAGGCTATAATATCATCATGTCTTATAGTAAGACAGGTGATGGTGCATTTTATTCCTACGATCTGAAGACAAAAGAAATTACAGAATATAAGGATAACCCTGGTTGGAATATTAAGGTTGGGTATTTTGGGCCCTTTAGCGAACCAGATAAAGTTTATTGGCACGCAGCACGCACAGACTGTGATCGGGTAACTCTTAGTTACATAATTTATGACAAGAATATTTGGGACAATATGGTAGACGAAATTGGGTCACCCTAATATCTAATTTTATTAGAATATATTGCAGTTTTTTCAGACCCTGCGCCAAAGACCCATTTCCTATCGATGAGTTTATAATTTGATTGATATTCGAATGTTATAAACTCATCGTTACCGTAGTAGTATAGCATATTATCTTCTCGATTGACATCAAATTTTTCCCACAGTGCATGATGTTGACCACCGTACCACATCATGCACGATGAATTCAATATAGTTAAATGTCTACCATGTTCTGGGCTATTCATAGCTTTTGTTAAATAAATGTCAATAATTTTATTTGGGTTTTGCCCTACTAATAAGAAATCATTTACATGATGTAACATAGGTGTTAAATCTTTTAGTATCATAGAATCTAGATCGAAAAAGATACACTTTTCGTTATTTTTGCATATCTCATCTTTTTTGAAGAATAACATTTTATTCCAAAATGTTGGGAGATTATGATGACTTATATCGATTAAATTGCAAAAGTTTTCATTTTCAAATTGTTCGATATTGTCGGTTAGACAAGTATGTACAAATGAGGATGATATATTTTTTCTAAATGATTCATGTATTGCTTTAACAAAGCTTACATCATATTTTGGTCTAACTAATATTGTATAAAGATGATACATTGAGGGTACCCTAATGAATAATTTAATTAGATTTATATGCTACAAATGGGGGTCAAAATACCCAGCCGTTTATGTGAATCGTTTATATTCAATGATTCAGCGCAATTATAATAAATCATTTTATTTTCATTGTATAACTGATGACCCAACTGACATTAGAAGAGAAGTTATTATCAATAATATTGATGAATTGAGCGAATTTCGTGGTACTTCAGAAAGTATGTTTACCATAGAAAAATTAAGCTCATTTAAAGACGGGTTCTTAGATTGTCAAGGGCCTTATGTTCTATTAGATTTGGATATCTTAATACATGGTAATATTACAAATTATCTTGATGAATGTTTTACTGAATTTAGATTAATCTATAATTATTGGGCTTCACCTGAAGCAATTATTACGCATTATGGACACAATTATTGCGCAATAAACTCATCATTTGTGACATGGCAAGGCAATCAAGCAAATCACATATTTGAATTCTATAAACAAAATATGGCTAAAATTTCAAAAATATACTGGAGCTTAGATCATTCTCTATTTTATTTACAAGAGGGTAAATATTCATATCACCCAAGAAATTTAGTCTATACCTATAATGCTGGTGCATCTTGGCCTGATGATATCAGTGTAGGCAAATACCGCGAAGATTATAAAATATGTCTATTCAATAATTCTCATGGTGTTGGTTTTGATTTGAATGAGGTTAAGGGTTGGGTCAAACAATTGTGGGAAAGTCATGATGACATATGATGAAATTAAAATAGGCGTTAATGATAAGGCAAGCTATCTTATGTCTCAATACCCTGGGCCCTTTACTAAAATAATACGAAATAGCATATCAAAAACTTATTCATTACCAGAATATGAATCAGCTTGTGTAATCTCTGATAATATCGGCGATAATGATAATGTTATTGTATTGGCATCTTGGTTTTCACTTACTCTTTTAGAAGTATTAAGTATTTCAGGTAAGATAAAAAATATAACAATGCTAGATCATGATAGATCAGTTATAACTATAGGTCAAACAATAAAACAATTATATTCAAATATTAATGTTACATATGAAAGAAAAAATGTGGTTTTTGATGATATCATGAGGTATACAAATAATAGTAATATTATAATAGTACCCTCAATAAACATGCTTCTACCATTTGATGAACTATTGCCAAATTTACCTAAGGGGACATTAGTTTCTGTATCTGGTACAAGTAATATGAAAATGAGATATGGGAACCCCATCTATAATGCTGATGATCTTAGATCGCAAATAACTTGTAGTGATGTATTTTTCGCTAAACAATATAATAGTGTATGGGGTGTAAATAATCAAGATACATTTAAATTCATAACATCTGTAGTAGTGGCAAGAATCTAAATAGGCAGTGATCTAGCTATACAATGTCGTTAATAGTATAGTTGGAGGATGCCTCATATGGCTGAGAATAAAGAAGCTGCGCCTGCAGCACCACAACCCGATGCACAAGCACTTGCCGTGCAAAATTCAAATTTTGTAGCAAGAATTTCTGTAATGTCACTTGCTACAATCATGGTTTCTGTGGTTTTCGTTTTGCTTATTAGCATATTTCACCCTGATGTAAGCAATGACAAAATATTTGAGGTTATTGGACCCGCATTCCAAACTGTTGTCGGTTGCTTTGTTGGAATGGTATCGGCCAATTTTATAAGGAAGTAAGATCATGGATCAGCTTCTAAACATTGTTAAAACTGTAGCCCCATCTATCGCAACCGCGATGGGTGGACCGCTTGCAGGCATGGCAGTTCGCACTCTATCTGAGACACTATTAGGCAAGCCTGATGGTACACAGGAAGAGTTAATGGAAGCTGCTAAGAATGTCACACCTGATCAGATGCTTGCGCTAAAAAATGCTGAGAATAATTTCAAGCTTGAGATGAAAAAGCTTGATGTTGATCTTGAGCGTATCAGCGCGGGTGATCGTGACAGCGCCAGAAAAATGGCGATGCAAAACCCCAAAGATTGGACACCTCGCGCACTGGCTGCTGCAATCACAGTTGGGTTCTTTGGGGTGCTTATGTACATGCTCATGTATGGGCTCCCGCCTGCAGGTGGTGGTGAAGCCATGCTTGTCATGCTAGGTACTCTTGGGACTGCATGGGGTGCTGTGGTATCATTCTATTTTGGTTCTTCAGCAGGTTCACGCGCCAAAGACGAAGCAGCTGCTGGTAAGAAGTAAGCCATAAATAGCCAAGCAGTTTGGAGGTTAGAATGGCTGTACCAACAACACGTAAGCTGTTCAAGGATTACTGTCTTCGCAGACTAGGTTTTCCTGTTATTGATATCAACGTCGATGACGGTCAGGTTGAAGATCGCATCGACGATGCTCTTGCATATTATCGTGATTTTCACTTTGATGGCACTGAGCATGTCTATCTGTCGTACAAGATTACTCAGACAGATGTTGATAACAAGTACATCACTCTTCCAGAAGATATCAATTATGTGATTCGCATATTTGATATTGGGCGAGCAACCAGCGTTTCTAACCTCTTCAACGTTAGATATCAGATTCATCTAAACGATCTGTTTGACTTTTCTAGCACAACATACGTACCCTATGTTATGGGTATGAGACATATTGAAGAACTAGAGCAGATATTTGTTGGTAGCAAACCAATTCGTTTCAATCGACATAACAATCGTCTTTATGTTGATATGAAATGGGATAAAGATGTAAAGGTTGACGATTTTGTAATTGTCGATTGCTATCGAGTGCTTGATGCATCAGCATTTAGCGATGTTTGGTCTGATCCT